GATAATCGTTCTGTCAAACCAAAATATAACCACACGCTCAATGCCGTTACAGCAATCATACTTATCAAGTTACGAAGTGGTATACTTATGTTACTATTATCAGATAGTTGAAACGGTTTGTTTTCTTCTTCAGACACTTACGGTTCCTCTTCGTAATCTTAATTCATCTAAATTTTTTTCTTTCTTTCCTCCATCATACTCCCAGGCATAGCCTCTATAAATCATTTCTGTATTTATGTTTGTCTCACCACAAAATAAATGTCCAAGCATACGACCATACTTACCGTCTTTCTCTGTTTTAACTTTTAGCCCTGAAACCATGCCATCATTCAATCTTCTTGTAAGAAAGTCTTTTGCTTCTAAACCCATAGCTTTTTCTTCAAGATCTCTTGTTCGACTTTCAGGAGTATCAATTCCTGCTAATCGCACACGTTCTTTTTTTGAAAGATTAAAACCAAGATCAATAACAATATCAACGGTATCGCCGTCAACAATTTTAACAATCTCTTTTATAGCATACTCATACATTAGTTACTTTCCATTTTCCTTAATCTTTGTGTATCCATTCACACCAAGAAAAGTACCAATTATACCCATATTAGCTATAACCCAAGTGCTTCCTATAGGTTGTAAAACCTCAACACGTTCTATAGTTACCCAAGGACTTAACATAAGTCCAACAAATGCAGTAACACTAAATAAACTAAATAAAATCATAAATCGGCTTTGATCCTCCTTACGGTTCTGATTATCAATTTTAATGAACCGTTCATGTTTATCAAGTTCTTCCGTTGTTACGATCCCATCACCATCCAAATCAGCTTGATTTAATGGATTATCTTTTGAAAGTTTTTTCATTTTATTAACATCCACTTTGGTTCAAAAGTTATAGCATGATGATAAGCAAGCAACAGTAAAATTATAGTAATCCAAATTATTCTTTTTGGCTCCATCCCTCATCATTGATATTTCATCGCAAACATAATCATAAAGTAAGCACCAACTCCAGTAATGAGCATTGCACATATAATTCCTAAGGCGTTTACAAGTTGATTTTTACGCTTTGTTGCTTGATAACGGCCTTCAACCTCTTGTTGTCTTTCTTGCTTTCTTAATGCCTGAAGTTGTTTCCAACCAGCTTCTCCTCTTGTAGAAAGCACTATGTTGCGTAAATTATGTTCTAAATCTTCCGCTTGTTTTAAGGCTATGAACTTCTCCATAGCATTACCACCACCAGACTTCTTAGCACCCTTTGCGTCAGCTTTTACGTCATCTATGGCTTGCCATAAAGTTCCTAAATCCTTGCCTAGTTCTGCCATTGACTTCGCACCAGCCACCCCAGCCTTGACGGCAGCAAATGCGGATAAAGCAATGGTTATAGGTTCTGGCATGTTCTTAGGTCCTTCTTAATGAACTTTGTCGTTGAACGTCGATGCGTTCTCGGTTTACTTCATTTCGATTTTGTGCAATCTCTTCTGTGCTTTCTATTTTTGCAGCGGCACTTGCAGCTTGTTGCTCTAACCTATCTCGCTCTATATCTCTATCGGCCTTGTCGTCCTCTGCTTTTCTCATTTCGGTCTGTTGCTTGAGCTCAAGTTCTTTCATTCTAATTTGAACTAACGGATCGTCCATTGCACTCTGACCTTGTGGAATTAACTGTGTCATTAAGTCTTCAAGAAGTTTTACTTCCTGCATAGATATTAACTTCTCTAATTGTGCTGGATCTTGCATCTCCTGCTGTACTTGCATGATCTGCATCTGTGCTGCTTGAGGGTCTAATCGGCCTTGTTGCACTGCTTCTTGGGCTCTTTGTATGATTGCTTGTATCTCTTCATTAACCATAAGTCTTGCTTTTTGAGAAACGTGTTCTTGCAAGTGAGCGTAAAACGTACCCATAACTTGAGGTGATGTCGTTACAATAGGTGTCTTCATAAACATTATATGGATCTTCATATGAGCGTCGTGATCCTGTTCAGGAAAAGTTCTCAACAACTCACCCATCAAAGCCCTTGCATTTTCGATAGCCGGATCTAAAGGTTGAGGCTCTGGTGGAGGAGGTAAAAGTTCATCAATGTTTTGAACCTCCAACGCCTGGTACATACGCTTATATGCAGCATTTAAATTATGTATCTGAGGGTTTGATTGAGCCATCTGTAACTGTGTTTGTGCCAAACTTATACGTTGTGCCATAGAAAATATATTAGGATCACTGACAGGAATAACATCCACACGGTCATCAAAGTCCGTTGCAAAAATAGTATTGTCACCACCTGCTATAGAATACGGGTACTCCTGTGGTAAATTCTTAGAAAATATCCTAGCAAGAATACGAAACTCTGTCTTCTGAGCATAATGCAATCTTTTATGAATAGCAGACATGACTTTCATACCACGTTCCAGCAGAGCCACTGTAGTGCCCACTGGAGCCTCACTGTTCATATCACCTGTCTTCTGGTCAGCCAAGGTCACAAAGCGTCTCCCTGCCTCTATTAGAGACCCTAGAAGCTGTGACAATGTTCCTGATGGTTCTTTATACGGCAGGGGAATAATAGAATCTCTAATATTACCACCTGGTGCATCAATGTCCCTCCATTCACCCGGTTGCAAAGGTTCATCATCATTACGAACCCGTACACCCCTAGCCTTGAACCCGGCGGGGAGATTTGCCAGTGTTCCTGCATCGATCAACTGACGCAAGATACTGGTCGCAGCACGTCCAAGACCCCCAATCATGTGGATTAAACCAAAACCATAAAAGCCTAATCCAGGCATGAATTTGTAATGAACAAAGTATTGACGCTTTTTAGCAAGGGCCGCACCTTCATCAAAGTTTCTACGAATGGAAAGAACCTTTCCTGAACCTTCGTCTATTGTAACAATATAGGGAAGCTGTATTCCTGTTGGCTCCCCTTCTGGAGACATGTCCTCAAAACCCTCAATGTCTAAATCTATATGCATTTCAAGCAAAGTAAAAACATCATCACTATACGCCTTTGATGTTCCTTGTATCTCGTCAATCTTTTGTTGAACCTCGTCAGAAGAAGTTTCTGAAGCTGTTAATTCAATATCCCGATAAAACCCAGCAACCTGCATCTTTCTTATTTCATTTGCATCCATCCGTAAAACATGTGTCACACGAGAGGATGTGTTTAAATCCGTAGCTGAGTAGGGAACAACCAAATCTTGTGCTGGAACAAACTTTGCCACCGCTCGTTGCTTTGCCTCATCATAATAAATTTTCTTAAAAGTAGATCCAGATAGTGGAAGATAAAACAATAACTGATCCATATCAGGATCATACTCTTCCATGACATCTAAAACCTGATAGTTCATAAAGTCTTTTACACGTCTAGCTTGCTCTTCCTTCTCAGGATCTCTTGCCCCTAAAATTTGTGTTCTAACAGGACCACCTGCTGGCAATAACTCTTTATACGCTTGTGCTTGAAACTGTGTTACTGATTCGGCAATCAAAGGATGTGTTACACCGGATGCCCCCTGAAAAGGCTGTGTCCTTTCCTCTTGGTTAACACCTAACTGGTCTAAGCCCTTGGTGTACGTCTCTTCCCACTCGGACCGTGACTCTAAATCATCTTCATAAGATGCTCGTAATTCAGAAGACAACTCACCTAAATATCCATCCTCAAGAAACTCAGCAAGGTTAGCGTCATGCTCAATCAAGTCTTCTGCTTGTTGCTCCAACTGTTCAACTAAAGCCTGGACCGTTGCTCCCCCTTGCCCATCTTCAATGACCTCTGCACCACCCTCAAAGTTCTCAACAGTGGCTACATCAACTTCTATCTCCGGCAGTTCCTCAGTTGGACCTCCTTGCATCAACCCCGAATCAACTAAGGATATAGAGGGTCTGATTGGTTGCTCTGCCATTGTTTCAATCCTTTCCTAGTAAGGAGACAATACCCCCGTTTGAATATCTATACAATCTTTGTTCCTCTTGAACAGGTTTTTCTTTTCCTGCAAGAAGTCTTCTAATTTTATCAAAAAAACTTTCTTTTGGAATTTGTTCTACTAAGTTTTTTAAAGTTGAAGGTCTCCCTCTTTCCCGTAATTCTGATAAAGAACTTCTATCAATCCTATCCATAAGTCTTTTGTTTAAGCCTCTTTGTTTGTAATAATCATCCGCAGGAATATTAGTTCGTGTTCTACGTTCAAGCTCTTCCATAATATCTTCTTCAAGCCCAAGAGGAATATTAGACCTAGGATCATTTGGGTCAATTCGACCCTCTTGTTCAAGAACTCTCATGCCTTTATGACCAAGTTCTTCTGCCATCGTTACCAAAGAATCTCCTTCATGAGTAGACGCATAAGCACCACCTGGTATTCCGGCCCCAGATGTCTTACCAAAATATCTTTCATCTTTATCTGGAGAATACAAACCTAATGCTGTTGATCCATACATATCAACCTCGTCTGGCGTACCTTCATAAAAGATAATATTGTTTGGATCATCTTCACCTAAAATAACTTTCATACGTTGACCTATGTCTCCATCTGTCTCCCGAACAATCTCATCAAACCCAAGTAAACTTACAGGAGCACCACTGATATAAGGATCTAAGTCTGCCCTATATTCAACATCAGCCAGTTGCCTATACATGTAATTATCTTCATAATCATCTATTGCTTGTTGTAACCTTTCCGACGCTGTTAACTCTGAAGAGGGTTCATCAGCAAGACGAGTGGTATAACGATTTCCTTCCCAAGTAAACTCAGACAGTCCTGCCGCTCTTGCATCTCTAAAAGCCTCGTTAAACGTCTTCGCCATTAATAGTATTCCCTTTTTCTAAGGTATCTATCACCGTTCATGTCGTCTTCCCCCTCAAGGGATATAAATCCACCCTGACGAAATCTCATCAAGGCTAATGTCATACTATCACAAAAGTCATCATTGTCACCATTGGGAAACGATGTAACTTCTTCAATTACTTCATCAGAGAACTTCTTGTCCTCTGGTGCCCACACCACACCAGCCTCAAACAGCGGTGCAACCATATGCATTCGGGTTACCTTATCACGTCCCTTGCCTGGAGAAAAGCCTAATGCTGGTACACCTCGCAGTCTTAACTCGTCAATCAAGGGTGTACCCGTCGCTTTCGCCTCTACAAGCACCATATCAGGCTCCCAATACTCGTGTTCATCAAAGGCAACCTCCTTGAGTTCAGGAAAACTCCACCGACCACGCCGTGCATCCATCAATATAATGTTATCCGGACCCCCTTCATCTGGATTAAACACGCCCCACGTTGTAATTGCTGAATAATCTGCCGATTCTTTCTTGGAAAACGCCGTATCATACGCCTGAAGAATGTATTTGCACTTGGGTATGTCCTCTTTCTCCCACATTTGCCACCATTCTTTCTTCACAATCGCCCCTTGTGTGGATGTTGGGTCCTGTTGCCACTGAGCTGACCATTTTGCTACAGGAAGAGAGGCTTTTATCGACAACAATGCGTCTTTTTCCCAAAACTCAGGCCACAAAGCCTTGCCTGACGGCAAGATTGCAGGAAATTCTACCACTTCCCACTTGTCTGCAAACGAATCACCGCCCTGCTGTGCCAATAATCTACCTGTCAAGTCTTTTTTACCCCATCTTGTCATAACAATTATGATAGAACCGCCCGGTTGAAGACGTTGACGTGGACCAGAAGTGTACCATTCATACGCATGATCGAAGGCACTCTCTGATAATGCGTCTTGTTCCGAGTGTGGGTCATCAATTACAAACAAATCAGCACCACGACCCGTTACAGCCGCCCCAACACCAGCCGCAAAGTACTCTCCACCCTTATCTGTTTGCCATCTTCCGGCACCTTTGTTGTCTTCTTTTAAATTAGTTGTGGGAAATATGTCTTTATATTGCGGATCGTCTATAAGATCTCTTACTTTTCGACCGAATCGAACAGCAAGCTCCGTATTGTGAGTAGCCTGAATAATTTTTAACTTTGGATTGCGTCCCAAAAACCACGCTGGCATTAAATATGACGCAAATTCTGACTTAGAATGACGAGGAGGCATGTTAATAATAAGACGTTTAATTTTACCACTTGCTACTTCTTCTAGTTTCTTTGCAATAACACGGTGATGAGAGCCCTCAATAAAGTTTTCATACACATGATGAGCAAAAGGCATAAACTTATCTTGTGCCTGTTCTCGTAAATCCAGTTTCTTTTTAGCTTGTGTTAACGCTAAAATCTCTTTTAACGCATCTTCGGGCAGTGCTTGTAAGTTCATTTACCTTGGCCTATAAGGAGTATATCCACTTAATGCTGCAACACTTTGCGGTTGATAGTAAGGACCAATACGAGGACGAACTCTTTGTATCACGGTTCCTGCACCATCGTCCTCTTCTTCATCAGGCATACAAACAAATTGCCCGTCTACTTTAACAGCGGTAAATCCATCTGGGCACTCGAAGGGGGGTTCGTCATCGTCATCGTCGCCTGATGGAGGTGGTGGTCCAGGAATTTCAACTTCCTCGCCTTCCTCATCTTCTTCAAGTTTTGGTCCCGTTTCTATTTGAATATTTGGAACAACTTCGGTAGTTGTCGTAGTATCCGCATCAGTCGTAGTAACCGTTTCAGTTTCAGTGTCCGTTGCTATATTTGGATCAATAGCTGTAGCAATTACCGGGTCTTCCTCAACAACGGTACTTGGATCAACAGACGTTGTAGGATCACTAGTTTTAACTGCTACATCTCCACTGGCTGCTTTGTCCACTAAGCTGAGTATTCCAGTTGGGACAGCCGTTGTTGTTGCTGGAGTAAATCGACCTGTGTCTACATCCCTTATCGGAACTCTTCCTGTTGTATCTGGTTTATCAATAAACGTATCATACACGTCTTGTTCCATACCGCTCGTATTGAAAAGTGATTGTTCAATAGTAGTGTCTGGATCTACCAGCTGAGGGGCATCTCCTATAACAGGAGCCGCATCTCCTGCTTGAACAAGAGTAGATGCTTGTTGTGGAGAAACATCAATAGTAAGTCCAGCAGGAACAGTCTGACCTCCTATGTTAACAGGAGATGTCGTTATAATCTTAACGGGTGTTGACCCTGCATCCGGTAAATAGGGTTGTGTAAATCCTGAAGATATCTGACTAGAAATAGATGGTGGAGAAGTCATACCAATATTTATATTATTGATTCCTCCCGTTCCAGGTTGCCCTAAATTTATACCTAAATTACTCGTGTCAATAGAAGCTATTCCACTAGGGGCAGAAGATACTTTTGCTTTAAGAGCAGCAATCGCCTCTGCTGGATCTGTGTTTGCATCTACGGAAATATTGTTATTCTGTAAAATTCTTTTTAAGTTGTTTGTCATCATTAAAGGAACAGCACCAGCATCAACTTTAGCAATAACATCCATAGCTTCTTGGTCTACGCCTCCAGAGGCACCCGGATTTACATTTAAATTACTGGTATCAACATTAGGAGCAGTTGTATCAGAAGCAGTAAAAACACCAGGACCTTGACCGGGCATATTTAACACAGGCACCACAGGATTTCCGTCAGTATCGTATGAAGTAAGTTGTTCTATACTAAGAGGGGGCTCTACCGTTGTAGGGTCACCTAAATTTACGCCCAGATTAGCGGTGTTAACATTAGGATCAACCGTTGCACCACCAACAGAAATAGGGCCTTGGTTCATTAGACTTTGAACTTGACCAGATGTTGGTCCAGGACCCATAAGATATCCCGTAAGAGCTGTGCCAACAACGTCATCTGTAAGGTTAATATCTAAGCCTATTTCTTTTAAGGCTTGATTAACGGCCATTGATTGAGTTACCTCTTGACCAGCTTCTAGAGGCATTTTTCCTAACAAGTTTGTTGATAGAAATCCCCACGTTCCTTTTATTTTTTTTCCAAAAGGAAGAGCATCAAGAGCATTAGACCCAGCAACCAAAGGTATAGAGTTAGCCAGAGCAACATTCATAACAGCAGTTTTTGCTAACTCAGGATCATCATATATTTTTATCGCTTCTTTATAAATATCTAGGTCCTGTAACTCCCCAGAGTTAAAAGCAGAATTAATTTTTTGTTCTGTTTCTAATTTTGCACCTTGAACACCTTCAGACATATTTAAAACAGTACTCAATGCCATAGTATAAGGATTAACACTCATTACGACATCCATAGCTTGACCGCCATGTTCCTCGCCTAGTTTTGCAGCAAGACCTTCTGCATCCTCTGTAGTGCTTTCTATCTGACCAAGCTGCTCGTAAATAGTGCCTCGTCCAGATTCAAAACCTGCTATTTCTTTTTGTTTTTTATACTCTTCTGTAAACAAAACGCTATCAAGCCAGTCATTTGCTCTGCCAAGACCATCTCCTACAAACTCAGTTGCCTTTGTAACAGGAAGACCTTCTCCACCAAGTCCATCACCAAACACAGTTTCATATATGGCTCTGTTTTTTAATTGTTCTTCGTTGGTTGCTCCAAAACCTGCAAGATCTTTACCAATAGTAAGTAATGGATTTGCTGCAAGATCTGCTATATTAAACTGACTTAAATAAGTATCAAAACCAGGGCCAAGTCCCCTGATCATCTGCTCTGCTTGTTGAGGAACTCCAGTTAACAAACCTTTTGCATAATTTGACATAGGACCAAATATATTAGGTATATTGTCAAAAGAAGTAGTTTGAGCGTCAGGATAAGGAGCAAAGTCTTCTGGCCCAAGAGGTATGTCCGGAGGAATTTTACCAGCACCATATTGTGCTAATTGTTCCGCATACCCCGGAGGAAGTTGGTCAGACGGTATCGTAGCTGCATCTGCTGCACCAAAAGGATTAAATCGACTAAGATTATCAAAAAACCCAGCGGGTTGTGCCTCGGTTCCAGAATATAAATCCGTAGGTAAAGTAAACCTCTCGTCAAGAAGTTCCTGTTCCGTCTTTCCAGCAAATGTATGATTGCCTATTTTAAGACCGCCAGTCTGATGCTTGGATAACTCCTCGTCACCCCAGCTAGGATTAGCAATAGAATCATTCCAATAATGCGTTGCCCCAGCCGTGTTGTCAGGTATCTGTTTATTAAGAATACCACTAATAACATCTAACGCTTTTTGATACGACGTGCTGGTAGGATCAATGTTTTGAGGATTATTTCCGCCCTCCGTTACGTCATTCCACGCCGAAAACTGCTTTGGAGCCGTTAAAACCTCTGTTAAAGACATACCCCCTTTATTAAACGCAGGGTCATTATAACGGTTCAACATAACATTCGCCGCCGCTATTTGACCAGCGTCCAACTCACCACCAGCTTCAGCAACGATAGTCCTGGCCCATGTATCTATGTCCTCTGCCGAAAACTCATCAAATGTATTTCCAGTAGAAGCAGACGTAGTAAACAACAACTCTTCGCCAGGGCCCAACTCCGCTGCAATAGCCTGTGGAACAAGATCCCCGAAATTAACGTCGCCCGAAAGCAACCCTCCACCTGGAACCATGTCATACGTTCCAATCAAATCGCTGCCCGTTGGGTCTTCTGATGTTATCGCTCCATAAGGAGTCATCATACCCAAAGAACCAAAGTCTAAGCCCTGATTGTCAGGTCGAGGCATAGGACCGGGGTCCGAGGTAATCGCTCCTGTGGGGGCCAGAATACCTAAACTTCTTGCGTTGTCAGGGTCCATCGCATCTGGGTTCTGGAACAGAGGACCGAGGGACGGGTCAAATACTTCCTTGAAATCTTGTACAGCCATGCCAGCTCTATCAGAAAAACTTAACCCTCCCTCAACAGGGTTTCCTGCTGCATCATAACCGTAGAACTGGTCCGTGGTAATCCCTAATCTGTCAGCCTCCTTCTTAACCTGTTCGTTAAGAGCACCCATCGTACCGCCAACACGTTGACCAAATGTGTCCGACTCTATATCCGTATCAATCGTTCCAAACATTCGCTCATCAGATGCCTCGTCCGAATCCGCTCGTCTTTTTGCAGCAGCAGCCTGATCTTTAAGATATTGAGACACAAGCTCACTGTCCTTACCACCAAACTGCTCGTAAACTTCTTCGGTTGCATTATCTCTAATTTGCCCTGTAATAGCATTAAACAGTTTATTTCCAGAGCCATCCGCTCCTTGTATCGTAGAGAGAGGATTTGAAATACCAATATCAGCCATATAATCTCTAAGAGGTATTCTGTTCATATCCTCGTCGTAAATTTTAACAGAACCTCCTTTCCTAACCGCAATAGTACCGTCAGGAAGTTTGTACTCATACGCAGGTTTATCACCACTGTAACGTATGCCCGTGAGATCGCTTACTCCATTTTTTATGCGATTGCCCGGCCCCAAATCCAAATCCCGTGCTTCGTCAATTGCGGCCTCTAGCTGCCCTGTTGTTTGTTCTGGAGCAGGGGGAGCCACTGGAGCCGCACCCTCTAAACTTGCAAGATAATTATTATACGCATCTGCCATAAATCCTGTTGAAAACACTGTACCGTCATTGGCTGTACTTATAACCTGTATATCAGGCTGTCCCATTCTTGATTTATAAAAATCAGAATCTACAAACCCTGCAAACTTAGGGTCATCAAATGCAAATCGATTTGGACCTAAATCCGTGGGAGGTCTATCAGGGGCTATGGGAAGTATACCACCACGAGCATCCGTCGCTATTATACCACCAGGACCAGGGGCCGGGGGTGGAGCTGCTGGAGCCACAGATAAAGAAGTGGGTGCTTGAGGTGCTTGAGCAGATAAAGGAGTGCCCGTAGAAAAAGTAGGAGGAGCCATAGTCGCCGTCTGCATCTGCGGAGGAGGAGCAGGAACTTCTTGAGCAGCCTGATTAGCTAAATACCCAGCTTGGGCAGACCGAAAATCAGCACTCGGTCCTATTCCTACATCACTAGGAGCAGGAGGCGTGTATAAACCAGAAAAAGCACCCTTATCATCTACCGTGTACTGTTGACCACCATAACCAGAAGCCTCATCCAAGGTTCTTACCTCTTCACCACCAGCTCCATGAGTATGAACAACACCACCCTCGTGCATCGCAACCGGGATTAATGTGCCAGAAGGGCCTAAGAGCTTATTCTCTTGCATCTTGAACCCATGTTTCTTTACCAGTAAATCTGCTATCTGTGGTGAAATAGTAGGTGATGCGTTGTCCAAAGCCATAAAACTACCCCTGAATTTATCCTCTCTAATCATATATAGCATTTCCAAATGAAAATACATAGCTAATTTTTTTGGGGGCACAAAAGGGGACCCAATGAAAATATACACAAATGAATTTATATTACCAGCATTATAGACCAAAACCTGTCGGCACGCACGCACGATTCGGGGGGCCGGGGCCGCAGCGGCGGCACGTCGTTAAAAGTAAATTGCATCAGTAACCCCGGACCGGGGCCGGTTTATACTTGTTTAAATTATATGTATTACTTATGTTTTTACTATTGCAATTGCATAAGATTTTTTATAGAATTATTACATCGAAAAGATTTTTATTAGAAAAAGGAATCAATAATAATGAAAAGTGGAATCATTTATAAAGGTCGGAGTCTTCTGAATAGTGAATATGACATTGTCGTTATTGCGACGTTAACTAAAAGCAATTCTAAAACGACCGACTCGAAAGGTCCGGGAGTTATTCAAACTTATATTTTAGTAGATGGGATTGACCCAAGACTCGCTAGTAAGACTGGTGATGACTTCGCAATCTGCGGCAATTGTAAACACCGGGGAATCGCTAACAATGACCCAAATCGTAAAATTGCAAAAAATAGGTCTTGTTATGTTAACTTAGGACAAGGAGTCCTTATTACTTATAACGCCTATATTAGAGGCGTTTATCCTATGGCCAACAATGCAGCATCTAGAAAACAATTAGGACGTGGTCGAGTCGTTAGAGTCGGTACTTATGGGGATCCCGGGGCCGTTCCAAGTTTCGTTTGGGACCAGTTATTGAGTGAATGCGACTCCCACCTGGCATACACTCATCAGATTGGATACATGCCAGGAATCGCTATGCAATCAGCCGACTCTCATGAACAGGCCCTGGACCTATGGTCCAAAAACCTACGCACATTTAGAACGCTGGATAGCGTCAACGATCTAGATAAAAATAATGAAGTATTGTGTCCAGCATCGAAAGAGGCGGGGCGGCGTGCGACGTGTGATAAATGCAAGTTATGTGGTGGTCTTTCTACTAAAACCAAAAAATCAATTGCAATTGTTTTACATTAAAGGAGTCGAGATAATGAATAGTAAACTTATAAAATTTATATACGTTTTATGGTGGGTTGGGGCGTTAGCTTCGGCCTTCCTAATTGGTGCTTTTACAGTTTGGTTATGGCACGTTTACCCAAATATAATAATATAGGAGTCTTGAAATGAAAATTGAACTATCTATAACATTAGATATTGATACTACGACGTGGGATAATATGTATAACGTAATTGATCCAGTTGCGTTCAATTCGACCGGTACCAATAAAAAACTAATGATAGAAGATATAAAACAGCACTTTAACGATTCAGTATATGAACACTATAATAGTTTAGGAGTATTAAAAGAATGAAAAAATATCATTTGAGAGTCCTTGTGACCGATGAAGCATTTATTGAAGTTGAAGCTGAAGATCTCAATCAAGCTTGTTTGATTGCCGAAAAAAAAGTTTACGAAGTGGAAAACGATATTCACATAGAAAATTGGACATCTGTAGAGGAGTTTTAAAAATGACCAAATATTACACACCAAAACTGACTGAGGCTCAATACTTTCATGTGTTAGCGGCAATGGATTGTTATGGCACGGATATTAATGAAGGTTATCTAAAAGCACAATTAGAAAAATTACATGAGCGAACCAATGAAGCCTTGATGAAAGCACAGGAGAAAAAGTAAGAGTTGATTCCAAACTAGCCCGACCTTGAGTCGGGCATTTTTTTTGCCAAGATTCTAAACCCCCCAGCGAAGACGCAAGACGCAAAACCCCCCAGCCGAGACGCAAGTCACTCGAGCAAAGACGCAAAGTAAAGACGCAAGTTGGCTCGCAAGGCATCAAACAGAGACGCAAGGTTCTCGAACCTTGAACCTATGTTATCATTATAAACCACCCAGCCGAGACGCAAGAGTTCCGAGCCGTGATGCCCCTCAAACAAAAATAGGTGCTTGGTCGGGAGGTGCTTTACCAAGTAAAAACTTTTACCCTTTTTCGCAGAATATGCCATGTGCCACGCAATTTGATGAGGAGTAATATTTACCTTATTGGTTTTCGTTGTCTTTAATTCGATCCAAAAAGGTAGACCATCCAAAACTAAATGGACATCAGGAACACCCCCTCCGACTTTCGATTCAATTCTATTTGCTAGGCAGTCTTTAGGCAGATTGTTTTTTATCTGCTTCCAGAAATTCGACTCGCTGGGCATCCTTTACCTCCTCAAACTCTGCATCAACAACGAATGCTTGGGGGTACTGCTTTTGCAACGCAACCAACCGAGCCGTAATTTCATCTCTAGAAAGTTGATCCAACGTATTAATTGTTTCACGCCTATCAATAGTCAAACCCCCAAGAGCTGATCTTATCTTCTCAGCATTTATAGCGGCACTAAATTGACCAGCATCCTCAGCATTTAAAGAAAGTTTATGCAGTCGTTCAAGTTGACCGATAGTTGTTACCCCATATCGTCTCTCTCGCTCTTGTCTTAGCTCGGTGATGTACTCAAGGACGTGTGGGTAATCTCTACCATTCAAAAGTCGGGAAGCATACTCATTAGCGAGGTCTTGTGAGTAGCCAGCCTTCCTCGCACATTCTGTATTCGAGTAGATACCCTCCACAATGTGGCGAGAAAAAGTCATCTGTCTATTAGTAAGTTTTCTGTCATTTTTCTTTTCTACTTTCTTCCTGATAGAAGGCATTTGCAAATCTCCAAATGTTTAAAAATTATGAGACAAAGCATAGTCAAAAGGTCTGTCTCTATCAACCCTCGGGGACAGTGAAGTGTCCCCAAACGCCAAAAACGTGTTTTTACAAAACATCAATTATAGGTGTTTTACCCAGATTACTGTCCCCGTGTCTCAACTTTGTCTCCAGATTTTTGTCTATAAGTACCTTATTTTATTGAAGTGGGGACAGTGATGACAGTGGGGACACTAGATTCGGATTCATTTTTCAAAAAAAAAAAATCTGTGGCTGGGGGTTATATGTCACTTTGTCTCCAAAGCACTTGCATATATGTTCTAGTTGTGGTTTAGTTGTGTACATAGAGAAAGTGATTCTATTTTTATTAGGAGATATTATGTCACAATATTCACAATACGACTACAGGTCAGCTTGGTTAAAACATGATTTTGGTTTTGATCTTGCCGTTAAGTGGTTTGGAGAAGACGTTGTTTCTAAACTTCCAAAGTATGTAAAAGGTCAGAACAAAGGTAAGTTTAAGGGTAAAATATTTTGGATTAAATGCACGAGAGGGGGTTGGACAAAAAATGGCAATTCATCATTTGTAGAGAATAGGGTTAATGCGGTTTTAGTAAAATCACTTGTTATACCAAACTGGGGGTCTGCTCCAGATGTCATAGAGACGTTGTCTGATGATGACCCTAGAAGTACTTATTATGAGTACTCCATTAAAAATTACCAAGGGGATAACTAATGTTTATTAATTATAATGATCTTACTTCATATGATAGAGCCGAGACAAAGTGGGTTGATCTACATGACGTTATCAATTCAGTAGAGCCGAGAGCCGTTCAGGTGGAGAACCAAATTTGGGAGTTAAAGGAGCAAATTGCCGAGTTAAAAAAAGAGTTGAGCAATTTTATATCGCACCCCGAAGAACATATCTTAGCTTTTTATTCCGACGAGGCTGAAAGATACGATCCAGAGACTAGCGAATTTCATAGAGACCACATGGAGACTGTCGATTACCGAGATGAGTTTTCTGGGTGGAATGACGAGTGATTGGGGGGTGATATGTTTAGAGACGCTAGAAAACTAGCCGAGCAAGATCCAGAGGTTCAAGTGCCAAGCACCGAGGAGCTAGACACATTGAACGTCTGGGATTGCGTTAAGGTTGATGGTGATTGCCGTGAGTATATCTGGGCGAGGATTATTGATCTTGATGATAATCGAAGGTTTTTTCGTTGTGATGTTATGAGTGAGCCGGTTGGGCATCAATACAAGTTTGGGGATGAGGTTGTGGTTTATCCTTATCATATTTTTGATTTTAAATACGCCGAGGCGTTGGAGGAGGAGTAATGACAAAGATATATATAGTTTATGTTTGTACAAATGACCATAGCCCTTGCATCATAGAAAATGTTGGCATCTTTGCTGATAAGAAATCTGCCGATGCTAAATTCGATAAACTCAAAAGCTATAATCAATTAGACCCAGAAGATTTTTGGATATCAGAATACGAATTGAACGATCAAGGTGAATATAAACAAGAGGGAGTGAACAATGTCAGATAAAGAAGTAAATGGCTGGAGTAACCGAGAGACGTGGTTAGTGGGTCTTTGGTTGAATGACGCAATGTTTGAATATTTCAAGGAGCAGTACCGAGATGGTGACATAGCGTTGGACGAGGTTAAAGATTTTGTTCTTGATAATTTAGAGGAGATCCACATTGAGGGTAAGGCTCATTCAGGATTGGGACAAGATCTTTTAAATTATGCATTGGATGGCGTTAATTGGAGAGAGCTAGAGATGCATTTGAATGATAGTCTGAAGGAAGACTACGAACTAAGAGAGGAGGCATAGCATTGAATAGGAGACCTTGGAAACAGGGTCTCCCTTTTTGTGCAATGCTGCACGGCAACCCAAGGAGGAAAAAATGGGTAAAGTAAAATCATGGTTAATGTCGATGGAAGAGGATGCCGCTTGGATGAGCCGAGATGGCTGGGCTGGTAAGCATGGATCTTTTAATCTTAGAATTTATGACGAAGTACAAGATCAAATTGCTCATGAAATGGCAGTTCATCGGGTACAATGTCTGAATGATTTCATTGAGGGGAGATAAACAATGCCAAACTGGTGCAATAACTGGGCTTCATTTAGCCACAAAGACCCGAAGAAGTTTCAAGAACTATGCAACGCTATTACAAAAAGCGAATTGTGTTCTTATATAATGCCCGAGCCTGACTACAAAAAAACTGTAGTTATGCCGACATACCCAGAGATATCAGGCAAAGAGCCAGTTGATCCGAGTTCTGCTTGGTGGGATTGGCGAGTGCAAAACTGGGGAACAAAATGGGAGTTAAATTTACGAGATGGTTTTTCTGACATTTGTCCTAATACAAATACTGCTTCCATAAATTTTGAGAGTGCATGGGCTCCACCCATTGGAATCTATGACAAGGCAGTCGAGCTTGGTTTTGAGGTTGAGGCTGAGTATGACGAGTCTGGGATGGATTTTTGTGGACGATACATCAATGGGGAAGACGAGTGTATAACTACGTCCGATAGTTTTAGAGAGGGTACGATGCCCAAATGGGCGTTGGACGACTATGGCGAGAGATGCTGGGAAGGCATGGTTGATTGTGAGGAGATCGACAAGGAAGGCAATCTTTTTGATTACGAGACCAAGTTAATGCTCAAAAAGCATGGTGAGTGGGGTCACGTTGAGTTTAACAAAAGAATGCTGGGAGTTTAACAAAAGAATGCTGGAGCTGGGATCATGAAAAAAATTGAAAAGATAAATTACAGTTTTCTGGCCAGAGATGCCAGAGAAGTATCTGAGTATGCTCAGTTATTGGTTGGGTTTACTTATGTAGACCCAGTAGAAGTATACACACCAAAAGAAAAGAAAGGAGACTAATATGGACGAAGAATATTGTAAGAGTTGTGAGACTACTTTATTATGGCAAGACTATGAAACCGTATGTCAAGGGTGTGCAGTCCATTCAGAGTTGTACGCTAAAGAAGAAGGAATTACATACGAAGAATGGTGGAATTATTATGGAGTAGAAGATGAAACCATATCATAACGAGGGGTTCTTGAAGGCAGCACTACTAGTAATCTTTCTATATGATTTCTTTAAAAACAATTTTCAAAATTCTCTTTTAAATAAAATTCGTCAGTTAGAGAAACAATTAAAAGTTTTTGGAGATTTATCATGACCTACACACTAGAGCCCAATGAAATGGAATGTCCGAGATGCGAGGGTCTCGGGCAGACCTATTATGAATATCCTGTTATTGATTATGAGAATGGTGGGTATCTGGAGGAGCGGCTGGATTGTTGTGATGATTGCAATGGATCTGGTGCAATAGAAATAGAGGAGGAAGAGTAATGACTAATAAAACTTTAGAGAAGGCAAGTATAGTTTACGATAGGCTATTGGATCTCGGGGACGAGCTGGATCAAGAGGGGATAACGACTCCTGAAATGGCGAGAGGAACGGCATGTTTTCTGGTTGAGTTGTGTTTTGATACTGCCCCATCAAGTGACTATGCCATGCATTTACTTTTGAGTGCGATAACGGCAAGGCTAGAAAGAAACATTGATGACAATAAAAAGGAGGTCGCATGATTATGTCAACTGCCCTGCTTTGTTTAGCAAGCAATATTTATTTTGAAGCAAGATCCGAGCCGATTGCCGGTCAGATTGCAGTAGCCGAGGTAACCCTTAATAGGGTTAACTCGCAAGACTATCCTAATAATATCTGTGAGGTTGTTCTTCAAGAGAACGAGGACAGCTGTCAATTTTCATGGTGGTGTGATGGTAAGTCGGATCAGCCCAAGGATATGTTTTCATTTTTAAAGGCGAAGGCAATAGCCAAGATGATGATTCAAGATGGAGATTATATTAGCGTGGTTGGAGATGAGGTAACGCATTATCATTCTACATCTGTCGAGCCGTATTGGTCGGAGGTTTTTCAAAAGACGCAAGTCATAGGTGACCATGTGTTTTATCGTAAGGTTATTTCTGATCCAGTACCGAGGCCCGAGAACTTTGCACAGTTGATTTGTGAGAACGAGGTTAATCACGTTTATACTATGGATCAATGCATGAAGGTGGAGGAAGAGTAATGCCACATAGGGATAAAGAAAAAAAAAGAGAGTACAATAAAAAATATTACGAAGCAAACAAAGAAAAAATAAAGGAGCTACAGAGAAAATGGTATCAAGAAAACAGTGAGCGAGTTAAAAAATATTCCGAAGCAAACAAAGAAGAAATAAAGGAACAACAGAGAAAATGGTATCAAGAAAATAAAGAAAGATACAAAAAACGAGTTAAAAAATATGCCGAAACAAACAAAGAAAAAATAAAGGAGCGAGAGAAAAAATATTACGAAGCAAACAAAGAAAAACTATTAATGAATTGTAAAAAATATAGAGAGGAAAACAGAGTAAAATTAAGAGAGAAATTTAAAAAATGTAGGAAAGAGTTAAGTGATAGCTATATTAAAACTCTTTTAATTCAGAACACTAATTTAACTTTTAAAGACATACCTCAAGGATTGATTGAGGCAGAGAGAGAATTATTAAAAATTAGACGGCTTATAAGAGAGGAGACGTAATGCCTTATGCGTGTCCAATAAGAAGGAAAGAGCGAAGAAAAAAATATTACAAATCAAACAAAGAAAAACTATTAGAACAAAACAAAAAGTATAGAGAAGAAAACAAAGAAAAAGAAAGCAAGCGAGCGAAAAAATATAGAGAAGCAAACAAAGAAATAATATTAGAAAAAGAAAAAAAGTATAGGGAAGAAAACAGAGAGAAAGAAAGAAAGCGAGCGAAAAAATATAACCAAGCAAACAAAGAAAAACTATCAGAAAGGAGAAAACGAGATGCAGAAAATTTGACGGATTATTATGTTGTTAGGTTTATAATTGAGAAGAGCAATCTAACTCCTAAAGACATACCTCAAGAATTGATTGAGGCAAAGAGAGAATTAATTAAAATCAACCGGTTTATAAAAAGGGAGAACCAAAAATGAAAAATGTAGTAGAATTAAGAACCCAACTTGCAATCGCTTTTGAAGGATTGTCCAATGGTGAACTAAACTCCAAGGACGCAAGCGAGATGGCAAATATAGCAGGGAAGATGATTAACTCTGCCAAGGTGCAACTTGAGTACCATGCGTTGCGTAAGGACACTCCAAGCATAAAGTTTTTACACGTTGAAGAAGACATTGCTTGAACCTTGTCCAAGATGCCAGAGCCGCAACCCCCCTGTCTATGTTCATGGGCATTATCAATGCCCGGTGTGCAAGTCGGTGATTGATGATTGCTGTCAGGGGGAAGTGTGCCAACCAAGGGAGAAAAAAAATGAGCAGTAGAAGAATTTATCAAGATTTAAAAATACGCAAGGGAAATATTTATTCTTATCTTGATGACGAGGTTCATGAATGGCTTCTTGACGAAGCAATAAAGCTAGGCCGGTGTGATGTCGCTCTTGTGATTGCCGCCATTGTAAAGGATGCCTACGCTGAAGAGAGGGAGGACATGGATAATGGATGAGAAGAAGACGCAATACGCAACAGTTGAACTTATTAACTATGCCGATAGTGCGATTGCAGTAACCGAGGATCAAGAAAAAGTTTTCATTAATGCCAGGATTGTGGACAAGATGGATCTCCGGGAGGGAGAAACTCTTATGGTTACTATGGTTACAAACTTTTACGACAAGAGAGATGACATACCTTGGAGAGCTACGAGAGCCGAGAGAGTGAGCTCTCCTACTCTTATGTATTCCATACTAGAAACTATGTCCAAGGACACAAGTTATCTTTGGACGGCTGAAGAATTATCGCAGCTATTGAAAACGGACACAGACGAAATACGCAAGACCCTCGAATCGATGGATCAAATTAATAGAGTTGTGGGTTATTGTCTTTCTCACACATCTAATGTATAGATAGTTATCTATTAACAATAAGGGATACACAATGAAGAAAAAAAACAATGTCGATAATGCCACACTTTCTGAAAATCCTCGACACAAATATAGAACTGTGGCTTTACTTTTAAAAGATTATGCTTTTTTAAGAGAGATAGCTGATGATGAGCAACGTTCTATGGCTCGTCAGTTGTCGGTGATTATAAGAAAGGAATACGAATCCCTTCATGGGAAAGCGATCTAATTTTGAGCGGGTAGAAAGAGACTTCTATCCCACACCTTTTCAAGCAGTCAAACCCCTCCTACCACATTTATCAGAGAAAGAGTTCTTTGTTGAACCATGTGCCGGGGACGGTACTCTTGTGGATCATCTAGAAAAGAACAATATGAAATGCATATTTCAATCGGACATTGAGCCAAGACGCAAGAACATACTAGAGCTTGATGTATTTAAACTTGATGCTATGCAGTTTTTAAATGCTGATTTAATTATTACTAATCCACCTTGGGATCGAAAGATACTGCACCCTTTAATTCTGCATTGCATTCAGTTGTTACCAACATGGTTGCTGTTTGATGCTGATTGGATGCACACCAAACAGGCCGCTGACTATCTGCCTTATTTAAAAAAGATTGTTAGTGTTGGTCGGGTTAAGTGGATACCTGATTCTGAAAGCACCGGAAAAGATAATTGTTGTTGGTATTATTTTGATAAATATAACAGAGTAGCGTATGCTTCTTTTTATGGTAGACTTTCAAATGGTCGGTTGTTATAGTGAGGAAACATCGCCTCATGTTTAGCCTCCCAGGCAAACTTAAATAGGGACAACGGTCCCTATTTTTTTGGCTCATAAGGCGTACCGATCTTTCCTTTTCTTAATCTTTCGGGCTCTTTGCTATAGCCTCTGATCTGTGTGACGTTGTGACGTTTCATATCTTTTAATAATAAACCAGCGATCTCTTCGTCTAATCCTGTAACATCAGCCAGCTCTCTGCTTGCATTACCTAGGTGCCAAAGCCCACGTCTATATTCAGCCATGATTTCTATCGCTGCCGGGGTGTCTAGCTTCGGGTTGGTTTTAGATTTAGCCATTCTCGTACCTCTTCTCCTAATACCTTGGCACTGATATCTATCTTAGCTTGCAATGCACTAACTATTTTTTCGTCTATCGTACCCTCACATATGAGATCAACATAAGTAACCGGGTTGTTCTGACCAATTCTGTGAGCTCGGTCTTCACTTTGCATTCGAGTAGCTAGGTTAAAGTCATTAGCATAATATATCACAAGGTTAGCCTCTGTTAAAGTCAAGCCGTAACCCGCTGTTGATGGATTGCCAATTAGATATCGCAGCTTTGATTTAGGATCTTGAAAATCTCTTACAATTCTATTGCGTTCATCGTCAGATGTATCCCCGAAATAAGCTGCGGCACTACCTGTCTCATACTTTTTATTGAGCTCACTTGTAATAGATACAATGTCGTGCCTAAACCGGGACCATATAATAGCCTTGCTACTGCTCTCATCTAGAATATCGGTGACGGCCTCAAGTCTTTTAGTTGGTATGGATACAACGTCACCATCATCTGTCTTAATATGACCGGAAAGTATTTGTTGCAATCGAAGCATCTGTGTAATGACTGCCGGGGCTGTCACAAGATCGCCGTTGTCAAGTAGGATCATAGCTTCTCGTTTAATTCTTTGATACCAATCATGTTGCTTGTCACTTAATGTAACATACCGTGAAGTAAAAGTTTTCTCAGGCAGATCCAAACAATCTTTCTTAAGAACACGGTATGAAAACTTATCAAGTCTCCATTGCAGATCGTCCAAGTTTCGATACCCTCTGATCTGAGTGAAAGAATGTGCCCCCATTTTTACATTTTGCGTGACTGCATACCGTGCCTGGAATGCCCAATACGAATCAAAACCCAAGAGCCCAGGTCTAAGGAACTCGGTCTGTGCATAAATATCTAAAGGTGAGTTTGTTACTGGAGATCCTGTTAGTATTCTAGTATAATCAAAACTTTCAGCTATCTTAATGAGGCTCTTGGTTCGTTTAGCCTTGTGGTTTTTAATCGAAGTTGATTCGTCAACAACAATCATGCCGTGCGGTCCATAATTCTTTGCCATCCATTCTCCGGCATTCTTTCCTTTGAGTGTGGAGAAGGCTTCGACATTCATAACAAAGATAGTAAGGCCGGAGAACGTATCCTTTACGGACCTCATTTCTTCTGTTTGTTTTTTGTTGGCACTAGATACCCAGCGAATCACCCTGTATGGTACGCTATCGGATAGATGTTGCGGTATTTCTTTCTCAACCCAATTTCTATATACCCCCTTTGGTGCTATAATTAGAGCAAAGTTTACCTCACCTTTGCAAAATAACATCCCAAGATTATCTATTAAAACCTTTGACTTACCAGTACCCATTTCCATAAACAAACCAAAACATTTATTGTCTCCACATTTGTCCAATGCAGTCTGTTGATGTTTATATGGTATAGTTTTAAATTTGTAGTTGACAGTCATCCAGTTCTCCCTTTATAGTCTTTTTACGACATGCAAACTTGTGTGTCAATCACAATTCTGAAGAGGACATACTTATGAATGATATTTTTGAAGACATGTTTGATAAGGCAGATGCTTTAAAGAACGTGAGTGTAGAAGGAATGAAGTCTTTAAGCCAGCTGGCTGTCCGGGTGGATCAAATTAATGACGACATTGCGAAGTTAGAGAGTGAGTTAAGTGAGAAGAAAAAAGAGAAGCATCAGCTCGAGATGGAAACCATACCGAATCTTATGGATGAAATGGGAGAAACTGAGGGCATTAAACTTAAAGGTCTTAGTGTTGGACGAAGGACGGTGGTAAGTGCATCGATACCCTCGTTGAATGATAAGATGACTGAAGGAGAAAGGCGTGAATGCGTTGCAAAACGTGAGCAATGTTTTTCTTGGCTTCGTGAGAATGGTTATGGAGATAAAATAAAGAACGATGTGATCGTTACTTTTGGTATGGGTGAAGATAATCTTGCAGGAGATGTCGTTGGTATCCTGGAGGAGAAGGGTTTTTATCCAAAGAGGAAGGTTCATGTACCTCCTCCCTCTCTTAAATCAGTTATTAAAAGACATGTAGAAGATGGGAAGCCTATCGATCTTGATTTGTTTTCTGGATTTCTAGCCAACGCTGCAACAATAAAAAGGACGGTGACATGAGCACTAAAGATTTAGATAAGCCCAAGGGCACAGACGTTTCCACAGATGTAATGGATGATATTTTTGAGACGGCTGGAGAAGGTGCAACCTTTGACAGCTCAGAAATGCAAATACCTTTTATTCGTATTATCCAGAACACCTCGCCACAGGTTAATAAAAAACAGCCTGAGTACATTGAGGGGGCATCAATGGGTGACATTTACAATACGGTAACATCTCAGCACTGGGATGGTGAGAAAGGAATTAATGTTGTTCCTTGTTACCAGACAACGAAGTACCTTGAGTTTACTCCTAGAGATCAGGGTGGTGGATTTAAAGGAGAGATATCACCAACTGATCCGGTTTTGCAAAGAACAGAAAGACAAGGAAGCAGTGAGATCCTACCGAATAAGAATGAGGTTGTTCGTTCTGACCAGACTTATT